AAAAAAATCAAGCATTATGCAGGCTGTTTCTTTTTATCACCGGCCACAGCAATACCACAATGCCGCAGACCAGCACTCCATCCGCCAGCACCGACATGATCCTGCTGGTGAAATCCACCATCACCACCAGAAACAGCAGGAGTGCCACAGCGGCCAGACGCAGTTTTACCGTCACAGGTGGTTCTCCAGTCGCAGGCCAAGAACACCAGCAATCTCTTCCAGAACCTTACGCTCTTCCGGCTCAATTTCACCATCTGCTTCAGCAATGGCCACCGCCACATCCAGCACATCTTCCGCTTCACGCGTATCGTGTTTCACATCTTCAATTTCACGCAACGCTGCACGACGACCAATTTTAAAATTGGTGTCAAGCTGACCTGTGATCGTGGCACTGATGGCATTAATTTCTGACGTAAATGCGGACAATGCTGGCTGGTTACGTAATACCTGTTCGATCTTCGCTTTCTCTGAAGTCTCACATTCACCATCTGCATAGGCCACCAGGTAGGCAGCATTAATAACCGCCTGTGCCAGATCGCGTTTCTCAAACTTTTTAATTTCAGTTGCTGCTCTGCGGGTTTTCTTTTTGAAGATTCCAAACATCGTGACGTTCCTTTGGGTGGGTGAGCCAACGCCCGGGAGCGATCTGCCCACAGAGAAAGTCACACTGACCACTCCGTAAGCTCACCCCCGAAAGGCTCTGTGGTTGATATGCGCCGGGCGTGGCGCAGATACAAAAAAGGCCCGCCGAAGCGAGCCTGGAAAATAAGTGTGGCGCGTTGTAGTGGAGTCTAACCACTGACCGATTGCTTAGAAGGCAATTGCTCTGTCCGACTGAGCTAACAACGCATGATGCTGATAATGGACCGCCACCGGGGACTCCGAATCTCGCACAGGGTGACGTTCTTTCCTGATGAGCTAGTGGCGGTTGGTGGCCCTTGCTGGATTTGAACCAGCGACCTGGCGATTATGAGTCACTCGCTCTCACCACTGAGCTAAAGGGCCGATAACATAATGATAACGTTACAGAATAAATTCAGCAATATCACTCTCTCTTTCTGATTAAATTCTGTACATCCCTTGCGGTCTGCTCAAAACGTCCGGTCTCCAGCTCAACGCCAATTGCACGACGCCCCAGTGCATTCGCTGCTTTGACTGTCGAACCGGACCCCATGAAGAAATCTGCAACCAGGTCTCCCGGACGACTGCTGGCGGTAATCATTTGCCGCAACATATCTGCCGGTTTTTCACAGGGATGTTTGCCCGGATAATACTGCACAGGCTTGTGCGTCCAGACATCCGTATAAGGAACGGCTGCCGATACGGAAAAATAACGCCGCAGTGATTTGTACTCTTCCAGCAGGCTGGCATACTGCCGGTTCAGCTCACTGTATGTGCTGACCAGTTGGTGATGTGGCTTTTCCAGTTCACCCCGCTGATGTTTCTCTTCTGCCACCCGGGCAAACAGCACCTGAAGTTTTCTGTAATCATCCTCGTTCGGTAACTGCCACTGGCTGGCACTGAACCAGTGCGACACCATGTTTTTCTTTCCTGTGGCATCCACAATCTGTTTTGCCGTTATCCCCAGAGCAGCACGCGCATCACGAAAGTAAGAAATCAGCGGGGCCATCACATGCTGTTTCAGTGCCCTGCCCTTCGCCTCATACCCGGCATCTTTCGGGCGATATGGCCCCTGGTAATGTTCAGCAAACAGAACGCGCTCTGTGGCAGGAAAATATGCGCGCAGACGTTCTTTATTACACCCATTCCAACGTCCGGACGGCTTCGCCCAGATGATATGGTTAAGCACGTTGAAACGTTCACGCATCATGATCTCAATATCAGATGCCAGGCGATGCCCACAGAACAGGTAAAGGCTTCCGGCAGGTTTTAACACCCGCCAGAACTGGGCCAGACAGTGGTCCAGCCACTTAAGGTAATCTTCGTCCCCTTTCCACTGATTGTCCCAACCGTTGGGTTTCACCTTGAAGTAAGGCGGATCGGTAACAATCAGGTCAATGGAATCATCAGGCAGGGACTGAATAAAATGCAGGCAATCAGCGTTGATTAAATCAACACTGTTTATTTTTACAGTATTTTTCATGGATCAGTAAGCGTAACTCTGGTAGGCTCACTCTGCTTTTGCGCTAAAGCAGTGGGCCGTGGTTCGCTTGTGACCAGTAAGCATGAGCGAATGGCTGGCAGGTGCTACCAACACCCACCAGCCGCCCATTTTCACAGCAGGAAACCGCCATTACTGGCAGCGTCTGAATTTATTCCCGTACCCGCCGTTATCCTTCGCCAGACCCGCCAGAACTAACTGAGTCAGTATTAACTGGCACTGGGCTTCGCTTACTCCGGTAGTTCTCGTCATCATGCGTGGCGTTACCCACTTGTCAGCAGGTAAGAAATGAAGGACTGCGGCGGCGGTTTCTGTCATATCTTGCTGTTTTATCATGTCTTTTTCCCTTCTGGTTAACATGACATACCAATAACTCTTGTCTAAAAAGCCAGCAAGATAAAAAGTCAGTATTCACGACCACCAGCGTGTTTACTGTACTGCACCAAGTTTACAGGTACAAAAAACCGCTCGACGGCGGGTTTAAGCTGTGTGGCGAAGTAACCACTCTTAACAGATTAAGATAAAATTTGCGGACCGCGGTAATTTTTTTTGCTAAATTAAAGCCATATAAAAAATAAGCCCCATAAGAAATTATTAGCATACTAAGGTTTAGCATGGCTACTATTGCGCAATCAAAGAAACAAAAAAAACTTAAAATTGGTTTTTACACCAGCAGTTCTGGGACTATCCGCAGCCATTCAGTTGCTAAGCAAGCAATTGAAAATCTGTATAATACTTGCGTAACCGTTACGAATAATCATTTTGATACCATCTATAGAAATAAAAAGTTAAAAATAGCTTTTATAAATAAAGATACAAAAGCTAAATATTTCTTCGGCTACATGTCATGCTCACGAGAAGAGTATCTCCTTCCTTATATTGGTGATGAACACTGGAATGAGCACAACATACCACTAGATGATAAAAAATACATAGTCGAAAGAACCTATTTTTTATATTATTACGATAGTGATATTTTAATATTAACTCAAAATCATCTTGGGCCGAAAGAATCGGATTTAGCTTATCTGCTTTACAGCCAGAGTGGTAATCCTGGAAATAACTTTGCATTCCAAGCCATCTGGAAAAAAGAGAGCGTCAAAGAGCTACTTGAAACAGGAAGTACTTTGAGAAGTTGTGATATTGTCCTGGCTGCTCCCAGGAACTTTGATGCAACAAATTACCAGCTAAATAGTTCATTTTCTAAGGAACTGGTAAATATGATGGTAGGGCTGGGTGGAACACGTCTCAAGTTAAATCTAAGGGGACGTGCATCAGGGAGAGTAAAAGTCAAAGGTTATTTATCAGATCTCGTTAAGGATGGTATTAAAGAACTCCTTGAAAAAATGCCGGGAATTGTAAAAAAAGCGGCAGTAACACAGCCCAAAAATACCGTTGAACAAAGTCTTCTTGATCAGGTACTCATTTCAGAAAAAAACATATATACCGTTAATGGTTATGGCACTGATAGTGATGTTCTGCAAGCCATGATTTCTGCTAAAATTGATAACAATGAATACCTTAAGCAATACGATATCAGCAAAAAGAAGGTATAGGATATGTTATTGAAATACTTAAGAAACCTGATTGTAAGTGTTTTTTGCACCTTGTTCCTACTGAGGTATATCCCTCAGATGGGGCATGCTGACATACTTACAGCCTCCGGGGTTATTTCAACTGTATCCGGTATTTTATTTGGTTTTATTTTAGCCACAATATCAATTTTTAGTGCTGCTAGCGAAAACTCAAATGGAATAATAAAAGCATTAAAAAACAACAACATACTTCAAGTTATTATTGTAAATCTATTAACCGCAGGTGCATCTTTAATTACGGCATGCGTTATTGCTTTGATAGCAATGTTTGCCAATGAAAAGACATTGTTACATGGAGAAAAAATAGAATTTATTTTAATTATCGAATCGTTATCTCTTCTTATCATTTCAGTAATAACTTTTGCCTTTACATGGAGAAAAGTAAACTGGATACTCCCCCACATTTAAAAAGGGCAGAAATGCCCTTTTTTCTACTCCATTTCAAGTTTAACATCCAGCATTGAAAGGCATCCATCAATAAACCCTTCAGCCATCTGTATCTCTATACGTATCAATTTCTCATCTTTTTTGCGAGCTCTTGCAAGCTTTCTTTTCGAGATGCCATACAGGTAATGGGCCACAATCAAAGAATGCTCGTACGGTTTTCGCTTTTTAAGAAGAGCAAGACAACCTTCAATAATTAATGCATCACTATCTGAACAAGCCTGACGTGTTTTGCTTGTATAGGGAAGAAGCCCTTTAAACCCAGCAGCTATAGGAGAATAGTCTACTCCTGAACTATCACTCGCCGCCCATGCTCCCCAACGATCCAGAACCATTTGAATATCACGCATCAACTTTCTCCACAAAATCAGGCCAGCACGCCAATTGCCAGCGCGCGATCGATAAAACGAAATATCAGCTCCAGCTGGGAACCATACTTCTCTTCAAATGCCACGGTATCCGCATGCAGTTCGTCATGGTGTTTTCTGCACAAAGGCAACACAAAAAGGTCATGCGCTTTTGTACCCATACCACCCTGACCATGACCAATCAGGTGATGAGGATCGTCGGCTGGCTTACCACAACATGCACACGGCTGCGTCTTAACCCAGCGCGTGTACTTTTCATTAACCCAGCGACGACGTTTTGGGCGTAACATAAAAGACTCCGGCGACTCCGGATCCACTTTCAGCGCCAGCACCTTTTTCGCTTTATCCTGGATGATGCTGGTGGCAGGAACCGAAGGCACAAGGTCACTTTCCCGGGTGACAGACGGCACAACAGGTTTCGGTAATCTCAGCGCCTTACGGGCTGCGCTTTCAGGTAAGGCATCCGCCAGGTCATTACGAATCAGCCACCAGCACAGTTCCGGCATTGTCACGGCATGGTTATCATCAAAACCGAGATCCCGACGGACTACAGACAACACCCAGCGGGCACAGTTATCCGTTGCCATTGATTCCAGCCGTTCCGTGAACTGATCGCGCAGCTGGTTATCGCAGTGCCAGCACAGACGGATTGCGCCCGGAGCGTGTCGCATTGTGGTCATGTTCTCGCTGTGCCAGTCGGAATGAGGCCACTGGCAGCCTTTTTCACGAAGTAACCAGCTTTCAAGACATTCCACTCCACCAGCACGACGAATAACTGCCTCATTGCGGAACACGGCCCGAACGGCAGGATCATCCGCCAGCGGTTGTGATGCTGCCGGAACGGCACCGCTGGCGAAAGATGAATAACGTTCCGGCTCAGGCTCCAGCAGGACACGCCCCTGCATAAACAGGGGCATCAGCTCTGAACCGGGCCTGAACAATACAATCCCCATTCGCGGGGCAATTTCAGGAGTCAACAATGCTCTCACGGTCACCTCAGCGAACGATATTGCATGAACACAGGAGAAAAAATTCAGCCATCACGCAGTAAACTCCTTCACCAGAGTTTCAAACTGGCTTACCTTGCCTTCCAGTTCCGCCACGCAATCCACCAGCTCATCCACCGCCTTTTGTGTGCGGTGTTTTGCCTGCAGCAGATCACGAAGCGCCGGAGTAAGCTGCTTGCGGAGCGTATCCTTTGCCACGCTCATTTTTTCCATCTGTTCAGCACAACGAAGCATCTCCTGCGCCTGGCGACGAAGTTGTTCCGGTGAAACAGTGGCTGTTCTGTTATTCAAAATAAACGCTCCGCTTTACTGCCCGACATGCGGTTATTGCTGTATCTGCGCGGATTGCCCGGCGTCATGGGTGTGGAAAGCCCCCGGGCACTTTCCTGGTCCACAGGCAGAAAATGCCCGTTATGAAAACGTCGGTAAATGGTCCCGAGTGTGCCATTACGCTGTTTCGTGATGTTGATTTCTGCTATGCCTCTCGCCTGTGTATCCGGGTTATACACCTCATCCCTGTAAAGCATCAGAATGATGTCGGCATCAGCCTCTATTTCCCCGGAGTTTTTCAGGTCTGAGTTCATGGGACGTTTATTGGGTCTGGATTCCACGCCGCGGGAGAGCTGGCTCAGAGCAATCAGCGGGAAACCGCCGGATTTTGCCAGGCTTTTAAGTCCCTTTGAGATTTCCCCCACCGCAAGGTCGTGACGCCCCGTGCTGCGGGTTTTAATCAGACCGAGGTAATCGACCACCACCAGCGCCGTTTCCGGATGCTTCATCCGGTGGTACCTCGTGGTTGCACATATCTCATCAATGGTCAGATTTGCCTGGTCCACCATCCAGATATTACGCCCCGTCATTCGTCCCACACCCTGTGAGAAACGTGCCCAGTCTTCGTCTTCAAAACGGGCAACAGACTTAAGACGGGATACCGGCATTCCCCCTGCTGCAGACACCATACGTTCACCAATCTGGATGTTCGCCATCTCCATGGTGAACAGAAGCACGCCATGCCCCTGCTCAGTCACCTTGTCGATGATGTCCAGCGCCAGTTCGGTTTTCCCCATCGAAGGACGAGCCGCAATGAATACCAGGTCGCCTGGCTCCATCCCCCCTGTTTTTGCGTCCAGTTCATCAATACCGGTCATCAGCGCCCTGGATTTCTCCAGTCCCTGATTCCGGCATTCAACACGGCCCACCACTTCCGGAAGGACATCATCAATGTGAACCGGCTGAATGACGCCCTTTCCGGTCGACAGTGAGGCCATCATGTTCTGCGCATCCTTCAGGGCATCTTCTGCCGCTTCGCAGGTATGTGCATCACGTAAATTCTGTAATGCTTCGGTCAGTGTTTTTTCTGCATCGCGCAGTACGGCATTTCGCCGCAGCGCTGCAACATAGTGCTCCAGTGAAGACTTCACCCAGGTTTTGCGCCCGGTGTCAGTAATCACCGGGGCAAGTTCCGGCATCTCATTGCACAGCAGCACGGGGTCAATGACGCCGGATACGCGGGCCTGTCTGCAAATCCCCGCGTAAATATCCCGGTACTGACGCACGAAAAATACATCCGCCGGAAGCGTGGCCAGAATATCCATCACTTCCGGATCAGCCCCACGCAGAAAAAACGCGCCAATCACCGCACCTTCCAGGTCATCGTTACGCCATGCCGGGTTGTTCTGGCTGGTCATGCGGCAACACCTCCGATACGAGAACGGTAGCTGGGCCAGTTAAACGACAACCAGTTGCGCCCGCCATCGGTGATCCTGTCGGCAATCCGGGGACTGATGAACGCCCACAATTCTTCCGGTGAAAGGTTGCTGATCAAGATAGTTGGCAAAATACCCTCATACCGGGCATTGATAATTTCCTGCAAAATGGCCATTTCAGCCGCACTGCCAAACTGAACGCCGACTTCGTCGATGATCAGCAAATCCAGTGACGCATAATGCTCAATGACGTCATCCGCTGTTTTTTCACTGTCATTCCGCCAGCAGTTTTTCACAGCACGGGTAAGGCGCATCACGTCGGTGATCTCCACACTGGCCAGATAGTTACGGATGATGTGTTTTGCCATTGATACCGCCAGATGATTTTTCCCGGTACCGCAACTGCCGGTCATAACAAGACTGGTACCGTTCTCCAGCATATCTGGCCAGTTCTCCACATAGCGGCGACAGGCCGCAAGATTTCTGGCTGCGTCAGGATTAACCTCCAGATAATTATCAAACTCGCAGTCCCGAAAACGCAGAGCAATTCCGGCGTTATCAGTCAGTTCTTCCGCCTTGAGGGACGACAGCTCCATGGTCAAATCGTTGGCCTCAGCTATCAAGCAGTCAGGGCAGCATGAAATTTTTTCTCTGTCCTCGCCATTACGATCGCTCCACACCAGAATATGTGTGTGGTATTCGCCATGTTTTTCGCAACACCCGCGCCCTTCACGCATCCAGCAGGAACGATAAGGCCATGGCTTTTCGCCCTTCTGAGCAAATGCAATCTCTGCCCGTAACTCATCCATCCGCGCCTGTAGTCTTGTTTGTTGTTCACGCAGGTTAAACGTCATCATCTCTGTCACCTCAGAATGTCAATTTGTCACTGGATTTACCGAATTTGTCAGACATGGCTCCCAGGCCAGCCAGGACATCGACCTGTCGCTGTCGCCCACCTCCGGGAGCAGATGGCTGTTGCCATGATTCGTCAAAGTGTCGATCGGGGCCAAAGAACGTCGACGCCTGCTTCACGAACTGAGTGCCGGTATTTCCTGAGACACGCACCCAGGCGGCATAGCGTTTCACACCGTTGAGCATGGTTTCGGGTGTCACACCTTCCCTGATTCGGGCTTTCCAGGCTTTGAAGGCTGCTGACTTGGAATTACCACCAGCACGTTTGGGATATTCCTGCCAGGCCTGTTCAAATTCCGGTGAATATTCCTGTCGGGCAGAACGTGCTGGTGCAGACGCGTCAGCGGATGCGCCAATAGTGTTTTTACTCTCTGTAGTATTCTCTGAAGTAATCTCTGTTGTATTCTCTGTAAGATCGAAATTGGTTTTCCCTTCTCCGCGGCGAGGGGTTTCCCGTGTCCGCGGTGAAGGCTTTCCCTCCTCCGCGAAATTGGGTTTTACAGTTTCCCGAAAACGGGTTTCCCCATTTCGGGAAAACTGATTGTTTTCATTGATAATTTCATTAAGGCGCTCACAATCTATACGGTAGAACATTTTGTGCTCAAGACGCTTGTTGGTTTCAACCAAAATGCCTCTGGACACAAGATGCTTACGCGCTACAGCCTGTTGTTCAAATGTAAGTCCTGTTTCGTGTTGTATCTCTTCACGCGTTTTATGTACGCCTTCCGCTGCATGTGCTTTATCCTGCCAGTAAAAAATCTGACCAAAGAAAATAACAGCGTGCGGACTTCCCATGTATTTAACGAGCCCAGGGTAATAAGCAACCGGATGTCCAAAATCGAGCAGAAGATCAGACGGACGCATAGCCACCTCCCAGGCGTTTAAACATTTTTCCGGACTGAAACGCCACCAGCGGATAACTCAGGGTATGAGTACGCCCCTGCACCTGGCAGACAACCTTCTGACTTTCTGCATTGACCAGGCAAACCCGCAGAACGTGGCCGTTGCTGGTGGTGAACCACTGCCCCACACGGGGGCAACGGTTGTATCGGTGATACAGGGAATTAACGATGTAGCGGATCATGGACGCACCTCCGCCGTAGTTACGTATTTAACTGGGCTACCTTTCATTGAGATGGTTTCACACATCCCTGCCGCTTTCAGTTCCGCCGTTTTTCTGGATTTATAGCGACGATGCCAGACAGATACATCCGTGCGAACTGATACATCGTTTCTGTATTCCGTAGTGGAGATGATGATTTCGTAACTAATCATGGGTGCACCTCCTTGTCAGAACCATTCAGCCTGTAATCAACAAGTGCAGCACCAAAAACTGCATCACCTACACGGTCGTACAGTTTGCCAGCCAGCGGAGATTCAACGGCCTTAAGCATTGGATAAAGCTGGCTTGTCCAGATTTGGTGGATTTCTCGCAAATGCAGGTATACGCCTCTGGCGTTTTGTGCGACAGATGGCATATCAGCCGCACCAACTCCTGATAAGCACCTCTCCATCTGGTTAAAGGCATTGATGTATGCTTCTTTGAACCGGGCAGCACGTTTACCCGTGAAACCCATAGCAAGAAACGCAAAACCGTCGCGGGTGATTTGGTAACAAGGGAGTTTGCGGCCTGATGCGTCGGTGTATTCACTTAACAGTAAGCGTGCAGCAAGAACCGTATTGACGGGGATGTGTTATTCAGTCGGCAGTGCTACGCGCCAGGGGAGCAGTTCGCCG